AGAAGAGTAAGACAATTCAAGCAACAGTTATTAGATTTATCAAAAACAATATTAAACTATAACAAACAAGCTGAAGCTATACTCGGTAGATCAGCACAGGAGCAATTAGATGTAGATGAAGAATTCGCTAAGAAGGAAGCAGATAGAAGACTGAAGTCTTTTGAAGAGAGACAGGCTCAAAGACTTGAAGAATACAAAGAACAGGTAAAAGGTCAGAAGAATGCCAACAAGCTGATAAAAAATGCTGAAGCTGAATTTAACGAGTCTATGGCTGATGCTAAATTAGAGCATCAAGAATTACTACTATCTATAGATGATGCCTTCATAACTCAAAGGATACTATTAAAAGAAAAAGAGGCTCAGGCGTTAGCTAAAGTAGAAAGACAAATAGAGAACACCGAAATGCAAAGGCTTAAGCAGGCCGAAGGTGTTAATGAGATATTCTATGCTAAAAGGGAAGAGCAATTGTCATCCGACTTATTCTTGACACAGGCTAGAGCCGCAGATACAACTCTAACTGAACAGCAGAGAGCCGAGGCTACATTGCAAGTCTTAAATATAGAGGACCAACAAAGACAGTTAGTCCAACAGAGAGAGTTAGACCGTGTTGAGCAAAGAAAGAATGTCAATATGGAATATGTTGGCTTTACTCAAGGTATTTCTAGTTTATTATCTACTATTGCAGGAGAGAATGAAGCAATGCAAAACGCTGCACTAGTTGTCGAAAAGGGTGCTGCTATTGCTGATGTTGTAATAAAAGCACAGTCATCCGTAGCAACCAGGACTGCTGCTGAAGCTGCCGTTCCTTCATTTTTACCTGGAGGTGCACCTAACCCAGTAAAACCTTTTAGTGTGGCGGCAACAAAAAAAGCAAATGTAAGAACAAAGGTTAGTGCCGGAATTGCAATAGCTAATATAATAGCAACAACATTGACTAGTTTTAAGAAGCCTGACGCAGGTGCAGGTGTAGCAAGCGGTGGTGTTCAAGCTCCTGCTTTTAATGTTGTAGGTGCATCACCTATAGACCAATTAGCGAATGTAGTTGGTGATATGTCTGCTAAACCTGAGGTGTTCTTGAGTTTAAATGAAATAGATAGAGGATTAAAAGATTTAAAAGGATTAGATGTTGGCTCACAAGTCTTCTCAGGATCATAAAAATATTATTATTAAGATATGAAAATAATAGAATTACTAATTGACGAAGAAGCGCTCTTATCAGGAATAGAGGCTATAAGTATTGTTGATAGACCTGCAATACAGGAAAACTTTATCACCTTAAAAGAGCAACCTAAAGTTGACCTTGCCGAGGTTGATAATGAAAAACGTATCCTTATGGGCCCTGCGTTAATTCCTAATAAGAACATATATCGTGAGGATGAGGATGGTGAATACTATATCTACTTTTCAGAAGACACAGTAAGAAAAGCGTCCGAACTATTTCTAACTAGAGGTAATCAAAATAAATCTACACTAGAACACGAAGCATCACTCCACGGCCTGACCGTAGTTGAGTCTTGGATTATAGAAGATGATGTTCACGATAAAAGTAAAAAGTACGACTTCAATTTGCCAGTAGGAACCTGGATGGTTTCTATGAAGGTTAACAATGATGAAGTTTGGGATAAATACGTAAAAACTGGCCTCGTTAAAGGTTTCTCCATTGAGGGGTATTTCACAGACAAGATTAATATGTCGGAAATGATCTCTGAAAGCGAGGCCACTGAAATACTACTTGAGATTAGAGACTATCTTGAATCTAAGCGAGTAGAATTAGAAACCTACAGTGATTATCCTGAAGGTGTAGTTAACAATGCAAAAAGAGTATTAAAATGGGTAGAAGAAAATGGTTGGGGTTCTTGTGGTACTGCCGTGGGGAAAAGAAGAGCCTCACAAATCGCATCAAAATCTAAACTCAGTGTGTCCACGATAAAGAGGATGTATAGCTTCCTATCACGTCACGCACCTGATTTGGAGTCTTCTACAAGTTACTCTGATGGGTGTGGTAAATTGATGTACGATGCCTGGGGCGGTAAGGCCGCTTTGAGATGGGCACGAGGGAAGCTGAAAGAACTTGGTGAGATTGATATGGCTGAAGTAGGCCCAAAGGGTGGTGTAAAAAAGTCACCTAAGGCTCCTGCATCAGATACTCCTAATCAATCCCCTAAAGGGAAGGGAACCGCTAAAGGCAACGCAAAAGGTAAAAAAGGTGCCAAGGTTTCAGCAAAAGATAGAGCGACTTTAAATAAGAAGACGAATGATTTTAATAAAAAGTATAAGGATAAATTGGGTTACGGTGTTACTACTTCTCAGCTTGCTAGCGTTTATCAGCGTGGCTTGGGGGCTTTTAATACTAGTCACTCTCCTAAGGTCCGTAGTGCTTCTCAGTGGGGCTTTGCTAGAGTTAATGCATTTCTTTACCTAGTTAAGAACGGACGACCACAGAATCCAAAATACACTACTGATTACGACTTACTTCCAAGTAAACATCCTAAATCCCCTAAGAAATGATTAAAAAGAGAAGAGGATACACTCACAGTAGGACATCTCCTAAGGGAGGTAAAAGAGGATGCCTTTGTGCCGATGGTAAAACATACAGCAGTAAGTGTTGTGATGGGTCCTTACAGGCTCAAGGAATAGGTAATATTACAGGTGAAAGCTTAGCTGATAATTGGAATGGATATACAGTTACTTCTTGTTCAGATGGACACGTTCGTCACGTCCACATTCACGATGCTACTTTAACAGTTGGAAAAGTTTATTATCTAACTCTAGAGAACAATCATAATCACTGTTACACAATAACATCAACTCATCACTCAGAGGGGATACATATAAATACAGCCTCCGTAGTGTATGATGATTGTTCAACTTGTCAATCTGCAAATCCTTAAAATAGAACACTTATAATATATTTCATTAATTAATTAAAATAACATAAACAATGGAGAGTCCAAAATCTACTAAACTACTTAATGACATCTTTGCGAAGTTGTCATTATTGACAAAAGAAGACGAAGAGGCTCAAGGTATCGTTGCTGAGGAACTAGAGGTTAAAGAACCTGTGGAGCTTCAGGAAGAGGTAACAGAGCCTACCGTTGAACAAGAAGAAGCTGTTGAGGCTTCTGCTGAAGAAACAACCGAAGATAAGGTTGAGATGGCTGAAGAAGAAGAAACTCCTGCTGAAGAAGAGCAAGTAGAAGAAACTGACGAGCTTGAAGAGGGGTACGTCTCGACAGAGAAGTACAACGAAGATATGGCCAAAGTAATGGCTATGATTGATGAACTCAAGAAGAGAGTTGATGATGAAATGGGAGGCTACCAAAAGGAAAGAGAAGCAATGTCTGAGCAAATTGAAAAGCTATCTGCTGAACCTGCGGTCGAACCAATCTCACACAACCCTGAGACTGAGACACCTGAAAAGAGAGTTTTTACTTATGGAACTAATCATCCACAGACAACTTTCGATAGAATTATGAACCGAATTGGAAATAAATAAACAGATCAAATAATTTAAAATGGCAACAACTACTTCAATTACTACAACCTACGCAGGGGAGTTTGCAGGTGAATACATCGCAGCTTCTTTGTTAGAGGGGCGTACCATCGCAGCAGGCGGTGTTACCGTAAAACCGAATGTCAAGTTTAAGGAAGTAATCAAGAAATTATCTACAGATGCAATTGTAAAAGATGCAACTTGTGATTTTGATGCAACCTCTACTTTGACATTGACTGAGCGAATCCTTCAACCGGAAGAGCAACAAGTTAACCTACAAATCTGTAAGAAAGATTTTGTGTCTGATTGGGAAGCAATCCAAATGGGATTCTCGGCCTATCACAATGTACCACCAAAATTTGCTGACTACCTAATCGGCCACGTAGCCGCTAAAGTAGCAGAGAAGACTGAGACTAACCTTTGGAGAGGTGATACTTCTAACAATGGTGAATTCAATGGATTGACTACATTAATCTCTACTGACGCTGCTTTACCTGCGGCTCAAGAGGTTGCCGGTACTACTGTAGATTCTGCAAACGTAATCGCACAATTAGGAAGTATTGCTGACGCTATTCCTTCTTCTGTATTGTACAAGGAGGACTTACATATTTATGTTTCTACAAACATTTTCCAGGCCTACAAGAGAGCTTTGGGAGGATTTGCTAGCAACGTAGGTGCGGCAGGTGTTCGTGACTTAGGACCTAACCAAGACATCAATATCGAAATGTTTGATGGGATCAAAGTATTCCGTGCTCCAGGATTGGCAGACAACACTGCTGTTGCAGCAGAGAAGTCTAACCTCTTCTTCGGCACCGGCCTTATATCAGACCATAATCAAGTAAAAGTTTTAGATATGGCTGACTTAGACGGAAGTCAAAATGCTAGAATCATTATGCGATTCACAGCAGGTGTACAGTACGGTATTGTAGAGGATATCGTAACATACGGCATCACAAACTCTGCTAACTAATAAATTTAATTAACAGGGGGGTGTAATATCCCCCCTATATAAACTATATACTATGAGTTGTTTTACTTTAACGAAGGGTAGAAAAGAGGCTTGTAAGGATGTAGTTGGTGGATTAAAAGCTGTATACTTTGTAGACTTTGGTGGTCTTGGGACAGTAACCCAAACAGATGACGAAATTACAAATATAACTGGTGATGCATCAAACAACCTTACAGCGTATAAATATGATTTGAAAGGAAGTAACAGTTTCGAGCAAACAGTTACCCAATCAACAGATAATGGTACTACATTCTTTGAGCAGACTTTAAATATAACATTAAAGAAACTAACAAAAGAAGATAACAAGGAACTTAAGTTGTTAGCTTATGGCCGTCCTCACATTGCAGTAGAAGACTACAATGGCAATGTAATGATGATGGGTCTAGAGCACGGTTGCGAGTTAAGCAATGGTACTATTGCTACTGGAGCCGGAATGGGTGATATGAGTGGATACACCTTAACTTTCACAGCAATGGAAAGACTTCCTGCTAATTTTATGGACTCTGATACGGTTGACGCTGACTTCCCATTCAGTGTTACTGATTATGCAGGCCTTTCAGGAACGATAACTATCACAGAGGGAACATAATATTCAACTGTTTAGTTTAACGATAATCAAGGGGCTTTTAGGCCCCTTTTTTATTACCTTTATAAAACAAACTAAATCGCTTTGGTTATTTGTTTATGCACATCTTAACTACAACAACGAGCAACCAGTCACTTAAAATAGTGACTCGTTCAGACGTATCTGATCCTACGCTAACCATTACAGATAAATCAAAAAGAAAGGATTCTAATGTAACCGTCACTAAGACGGACGATGGAGACTATATGGTGTTAACAGGGAGCTTCTCCCTAGCAGAAGGTAACACGTATAGCTTTAGAGTGAAAGATGGCTCTACAGAAGTTTATAGAGGTCTTATTATGTGTACGGATCAAACAGACCTAGATAAGTACTTTATCAATCAAAACGAGTACACGTCCAACCAGGACTATGACAATGAATTTATAGTATTATGAAAGACAACCTGATACACGTAGTAAATCTATCATCCTACACTGCACCGGAAGTGAAGGAGTCAACTAGATATGACTGGGTAGAGTATGGAGATGATAATAATTATTTCCATTACTTAATCGACAGATACAATGGCTCCCCAACAAACAATGCCGCAGTGAATGGTATATCTGAAATGATATACGGAAAAGGCCTTGATGCTACAGATAGCAAGGAAAAGCCTGAGCAATTCAATGAGATGAAAGAAATATTCTCTAAGGATTGTGTCAAAAAGGTTTGCTACGATTACAAGATGATGGGACAAGCTGCATTGCAAGTTATATACAGTAAGGACCATACTAAGATAGTAATGGCAAAGCATATACCTATTGAAACATTAAGAGCTGAGAAAGCTAAAGATGGAATGGTTAAGGGTTATTTCTATGCGGCCGATTGGAACGATATCAAGCCATCAAGCAAACCTAAAAGAATACCTGCTTTTGGAACTAGTAAGCAGGGTATGGAGATTTTGTACATACGGCCGTATCGTGCAGGTTTCTACTACTACTCACCTGTAGATTACCAGGGAGGATTACAGTATGCTGAACTAGAAGAAGAGATTGCCAACTATCATATCAATAATATTCAGAACGGACTTGCTCCTAGTATGTTAATTAACTTCAACAACGGAACTCCTGATTCCGAGCAAAGAGATGAAATAGAAAGAGCAATTTACGAGAAGTTTAGTGGGTCTTCTAACGCAGGCAAGTTCATACTGGCTTTTAATGATAGTAAGGATCTAGCGGCCACTATAGAGCCTGTAATTATTAATGATGCCCATCAGCAGTATCAGTTTCTTTCCGATGAATCTATGAAGAAGGTTATGGTTAGTCACCGAATTGTATCGCCTATGTTGGTAGGTATAAAAGATAATTCAGGTCTAGGCAATAATGCGGATGAATTAGAAACGGCATCTTTACTTATGGATAACACTGTTATTCGGCCAATGCAAGTAACTATACTGGATGAGTTAGAGAAAATACTTGGTTTCAATGGTATTGAATTAGATATTTACTTTAAGACGTTACAGCCTTTAGAGTTCACTGATCTAACTAATGCAGTAAGCGAGCAAGAAATTGAGAAAGAGACCGGAAGTAAAAAAGAAACCGAAGGAGGAGAAGAACAACAACCTGAAACAGAAGAATAATGGCGACAGCACTATTCATAAAGAGACAAGACCTAGTAAAGAACACTGCATTAAGCGGAAGCGTGGACACAGACAAGTTCATACAGTTTATAAAACTTGCTCAGGAAATACACGTAAGAAATTACTTAGGAACAGACCTATACAATAAAATATCAGCAGATATAATAGCAGACTCTTTGGCCGGAGATTATCTATCCTTAGTTACTGATTACATTCAACCTATGTTGATTCACTATGCTATGACTGAATATCTGCCTTTTGCGGCCTATACAATTGCAAATGGTGGTGTTTATAGACATAGTAGTGATAATAGTCAGAACGCAAACAAAAGGGAGATAGACCAATTAATCTCAAAAGAGAGGGACTATGCTGAGTACTACACTAAAAGATTCATAGATTATATGAGTTTTAATGCCTCAAGTAAATTTCCTGAATACTACAGTAACAATAATGAGGATATATATCCTGACAAAGACAGTGCGTACCAAGGATGGAATCTGTAAATGATAAACGAGGGCCTTATAAACCTAAGGCAAAGAACGAAATAAAACTAAGTGGTTACTTAGAAAAGAAAGATAATGAGTTGGGGAAACGTATACAGAAGCACACACTTCGGTAATACTGATGAATCTAATGGATGGGGTAGTATTTATGTCCTTTTGAATCTTAGCGTTGCGTTATTAACTAGCGCCACTAATTTTCTAACAAGTGCGATAAATTACTTCACTGACCAAACTAAAACGTAATGGCAAACACAATTAATTGGGCAGTAATATATTGCAGTAGTTGGTGGGGAGATGGCTCCAACCAGTCTACTATTGATATCGATTCTGAACCACCTTGTATGAATTAATTATTAGATAATGGCAACTGGACAAAAAAACATTTCAATCGGTACTGCTGATAACGCAGAAGACGGCATAACACTAAGAGAGGCCTTTAGAAGGATCAGAAAAAACTTTGCTGAGATATATGGAGACACCGACTCTGAGAATCTAACGGATACCGAAGCGGTAACTGAAACTAATTTTGAGACTCATATTGTAGAGAAGATTCAAGATACTATCGGAGATATGGTTAGCGGTAACACCGAAACTAATATCACAGTTACTTATGACGATACTAATGGAAACTTAGACTTTGTTGTTGCGGCCGATATTACAGATGTCAATGCAGGATCAGGGCTTACAGGAACGAATGAAGGCGGAGGTGCCGCTACATTAAACGTAGGGGCCGGTACAGGTATTACTGTAAATACAGATGATATTCAGATTGCTGATAATGGTGTTGACCACGACCAACTAGCCAATAGATATACCGCTAGAGCGGCAGATATTACAGCAAATGGAGGTGGTGAAGAAATTGATTGGTCATTAGGTGCTATATTTAAAGTTACCTTAACAGCTAATGATACGTTAAACTTCTCCAACTATAAGAAAGGTCAAGTGATTGATATGATAACTGATGGTCAGTTCACTATTACACTGGGAACTTTAACTGGAACTCCTGCTATTAATCAAGTAGGAAGTGGAACATACGACAATACAACAACGAATCTAATCCAAGTAACTTGTACGGATGACGATGCTACTCCTGAATTTTTCTATTCAGTAGGTA